GGATACTTTGTTTCCTGCTGCTCCAACTCTACAGCTATCCACCCCCGTTGAATTGTTGTCGGACATATAAATAAAACAATTTGAATCAGTACTAACTAAGCCTAGGGCCTGATTTGTTGTTGCACTATTTATAAGAAGTTGTTCTCCTGTTATTGTGACCGTTCCCCCCGTGCTTACTTGAACTACAGCATCAGGACTCCCATCGCTTGCGGTCAACTCGCTATGTCTATGCAAAGTATCAGCCATCGAGTTACCTGTTAAAGTATTAAGCTCTGTTCCCGTCGCTGTCGTATCAGAATGAGAAGCAATATCATGTGATTGAGCGTGGTGGTCGTCTGTTGTTTGTCCGGTTGTGTTAGAATGTGGTGGGGTTAGATCAGTTGTTAGATTGTGAGTGTTGACTGTTGCGTTGTGGTCTATATCTGCTGAGACTGTTTTCACATGATGGTCGTCAGTTCCTATTCCAGTATGAGAAGCGTGAGAATGTGATTGAGCATGGTGGTCGTCTGTCCCCTGTCCTGTTGTTGAGGCGTGAGTTACAGTTACAGAACTCTCATCGTGTGTATGTCCTGGGTTAGCTCCGGAGGTTACGTTTTCCCCTTCAACTTCCTCGGCTGTTAATTTTTCTCTAACTATAACATTGTGCTCAAAAATATCATTCAGTCCATTTGCTCTGTGTGCCATAAATTAACCAACTATAAAGAATAAATAAATGTTTCTATTCTAGAATTTGAGTAAGAACAATCTGCTTAGGCTCGTGTACTTCTGTAACTCCGTACTCACATGCTCTAATCTCATCACCCATAAACTTATCTGTCTTAGTGTCTGTTGCCAAAGGCATTAAACTCTTCCAAGTCGCACAGGATTTAGGAACTACAAACAAAGCATAACTAACAGGAACAATCGAGGCAGTTATAATACTAACTCCTGCAGGGTTTCCAATCTGTCCGTTAAATGCTTTCTGTCCTGAGGCTGCGGCCTGTGCACCTTTCTCATAAATGTAATGCAATACGTAAGGCTCTGCGTCTGGGTTAATAACCATAACGAAGCTACTTGCGTTATCATAGTAAGTCTTAACCTGTGCTTTCATAAATGCTAAGTCCTTAATAATCGCTGCACTTGCTTCATCCCAATAACCACCATATAAAGTACCTGCCTGAATATCTCCATCGGTAGACATTACGGAATAAATTTCGTTATCGACTGCCTTTGCTACACCTTCCGCAATTCTCTTAATCGTTCTGTTTCTAGTATCAATGTTCTTAGCAATAATATCCTCATGGTCAATCTTTCCACTCAAACCATACTTCTCAATCCTAGAGCTAACTTGTTCCCAACTAATAACTGCGTCCGGAAAGTCTCCGCCTCTTGGGATCCCCTTAATTGCGTTTCCGCTTTGTCCTTCTGGAACATCCGTACTCTCTCTGAAAAAATAATTTTTCCAAGAATCAGAGCTAGTAACTGAAACCAACTGCTTCATCTTATAAGAATAAACTGCTAACTGCTTAATCGCATTATCATAAACCGTCTTCCTTAATGTGTCTTCGCCCACTTCGTAAGATGTCATTACTCCTTAGCCTCCTTAGCTTTTTTTACTGGCTTCTCTGCCGGAGTATTATCCTGAGCTTCCTGCCTATCCTTCTCTCCTTCCTCTGGGCTCATGCTAGCACCTCAACATTAATAGTCTCACCATCTGCTGCGACTTCTCTCGCGATTCCCATATGAACAGCGACGCTTAAAGTCATATCTGCATCTGTGCAAGCCATAACATAGTTTCCGGGTGCTGCCGTTTTAACATAAGTATTAATCAAGATTGCACCACTTGCAACCAGCTCATACATACCGCCCTTATCAGCTGTGATAGAGGTATCAGTATTAAAGGCTATATCAGTAGACTCGTTTACGTCAGCGTGAGCGAATCCAACAAAAGCGTCTCCTGTCCCTGTGGATGCCGAAGCTGTGACTGGGTCAGCATTTTTCAAGTATGTACCCTTAGCGATTCCTGTAGAAGTTGCACAAGTGTATCTCTTAGAAGTTAAAATCTTCGTATCTCTTTTTACTGCCTCTCTTGCCATAAAGTTATTCGGTTAACCGAATACTTAAACCTTTCGGAATTTGCCTTCTTTCCATAGTTGGTAGGTTTTAAGCAATAATGCCAGAATCGCATAGAAATGTAGTTCCCAAATCATAGCATCTCCTGCGTATAGTCCCCGAGTTCACTCACTATGTCATCCTTGATCCCTATTACATGGATTCCAATGCCCGGGATGATGCAGTTCGCCCCTGCTCTCTCAAACTCTGCCGTCGTGAAAGTAGGAGGTATCTGCTCTGCTTCTTTTAAAATTTTTAAGGGGATTTTCTTAGCACCAAACACCTTCCTCATGGCTAGATGTCTCATAGATAAACCAAGCCTCCCGAATCCATAACTTGTATTACTAGTGATTCCAAGATATGAGCATACTTCTGCCAGTGCTTCCTTAGGAAAAACAAATTCATAAGCTCCTAGGATAGATGGTCTCAATGATCCCTGAACACAGATAATCTCCTCTTTGTCTGTCTTGTTATTATGTCTTCTAAACTTCCAGAAGGATGCCTGTACTAGACATTTCCATAATTCAACTTGCTCAAACTTTCCTCTTACGTACAGGTACAGGTGCATTTTTCATCTCCTTATTTATCTTCTTCTCAAACCTCTTCATAAATGCTTTTCTATAAAATTCGTTTAAGATTTCAAAGTCTTTCTTACTTCTCACTTTTCGCTTAACTTTGTAACCATCTAGAAAACCTGACTTATACATTTCTATAAATGCATTTGCCGATTCGACTGCATCTTTACCGGAAGGCATCGACTATCCCCTTCGCTTCTTCTGCGGCTGCATCATTCAAAACCTCGGCTTTTGTTTTGGTTGGTATACCACCCCCAGCAGTTCCAGCTAGTCTCTGGTTTGCTTGTAATGTTTCTTGCCTAGTAAGTATCTCTTCTGCCTTTTTGTTAGCCTCTTCTTGCCTCGTAACAATAGCCTCAGTCTTATCATAAAGAGATGTAGGCTCCGCAGTAGTAGGATCAGTCTCATTTCCTGCTGTGTCAGTCGGTGTTGTTTGTTCTCCATCTGTCATGTAATATTGTTAGCACTTAGACTTTAAAAGGTTTTCTCTTATTGCGTGTGTCAGTGAGTCAATAGATTTAGAGAGTCCCTTCTGCCACATAGTCCTCTCGACGATAAGTGTGAGAGTCCAGAGACCGAGCACCCCGTAGTTGAGGAGTTGTTGTTCTATCATGCTATTGCTGATCCTATTGTTGCTAATAATAACAATAATCCTAACGACACAAAGAATGTTTTAACTATTTGTTTTATCATAGTCCGGGAATAGAGAAGTCTTCCTCTTGTATACTGTCCCTTAATGAATTTAAAACCTGCATCTCTAAGGGGTCGGTTGTCTCTCCTTCCAGTATGTTTAGTTTAGCGTCGAACGAACGTCTCCTCGCCTCTAATATCTTTTGTTCTATAAAGTTTACTCCGTCGCTGTTAAACTTTAACTCTGGGGAGTTTTGTATTAAGAGTTTTATACGGCTTTCTGCTGACTGCAATTCTGCATCCACACTATCGACAACCTCATTAGCATATGCTTGCGTCCATGTCCCATCCCTTGCTTTCCTCTCTGCATCTGTTGAAGTGGTTTTCATAATTCTTATACCTCTTAATAATGTCTGAACATTACCGCTTGGCTTCTCTGCGTCTGCGAATCCCGGAATATATCTTCCTAACTCTCCGGCTGGGACTGCTTCGACAAATTCTCCAAACCTCTCACTTCGTGTCAATCCTTTTTCAATCTCGTTCTTTTCTATTAATGTTAAAGCTTCGTTCTTTAGTTCTTCTGGTTGTAATACAAAATCTTTTTCTTTATTTAAATCTAAATCTCCTAGACTTATACCTGCTCCGGGTATGGGACTACCAAAACTAACTCTCTTTAGCTTACCACCTAAGATTGTTGCTAATGGTCCAACTACAGGGAAGGCTTCCCCACCAAAAAATTCATCTGTCCTACCTGTCACCCCCTTTCCTAGTGTTGGGTCTAGTTCTCTTTTTATGGGAGATTCTTCCCTTATCAATCTCTCTCTTTCTTGTTTTATTCTAAACTCTTCTTCCTTCCTTGCTACTCCTTGCGCTGCGGAGGTTTCGACTCCAGCCAAAACTTTATTCTTTTGAGTCTCTGTGTCTGTGACTTGTCCGACTGCTCTCTGTTTTTCTTCTGTGTCAATACTCCCACCTGCTCCGACTCCTTTTCTTTCTGGGAGAACGCACGTCCTTGTTGCTGCGTTCCATGTTCCGCCTCTATTTTCACACCTCTGTCTAGCTGCGTCTGTTATTGCTGGTGTTCCTTCTGGGGTTGTTACTGTTGTTCGTGGTTGTGTTGGAACTGTTCTTGTATATGTTTTGTCTACCATTATCTGTTGAGCTTAGGCTCTGCCTCCGCTGGTTGTATTGATGTTTGTCCCGTGTTAGCCTCTGCGTTTTCCTGTGTCTTTGGGGCTAGACTTGGAGGTCTGTTAAATTGGACTTTGATGGCTGCTTGATTCCATAAGTCTTTTTCTAGTTCTAGCTGTTCTTTTGCGTAGATAGGCTCAAAGATTAAGTGTCCATTGATGCCTCCAACCTCACTCGTTCCGTCGCTGGTTGCTATACTTCGAGGCACTCCGAAAACTTGATAAAAGAAAGTCTCTAAATATCTTATCCAGTCCATCCTTTCCGCTAGTGTCTTGACTACAAAAGGCTCTATTTTTGCGGTGTCTTCTGGCATCCCTACCATCTGCCCCTCTTCGACCGCCTTTTCTATTTGAGTATTTGCGTAGGCTATCTTGCCGGCATTGTTGGTCTTGTAATAAACAATCCCCAAAGCCCTACCTCTCCTCTCTAGCATCCTGTTGGTTATCAAAGCCTCATTCCTAGCGTCGATAATCCACTTAACCGCATCAATCTGAGAAGTACCGTGTAGTTGGTCGCCCAGTCTCTTATTTTGGGAATGTAACATATTTTGTATTTTAATTGACTTCCACTCTTTCCCATTCCAAGAGTCATATCTTTTAATCCTGCCACTCTGTGCAAAAACAACCCTCACCCTTTCGGGGCTGATTGGTACTAGATTGACCAGTGTTCCTTTCCCATTCCTAATTATCTCACAAAAAGCATCCCCTACAATAAACTTCATAACTAAGTGTTGCCACATAATTGTCTCAAAAGAATCCTTTCCCATTCCGTCAATTTTAGGGAGAATAACTTCCATCTGTAAATCTTCTGTTTTATATCCCCTGCTCGTACTCCATGTTGAGAGAGTGTTTGCTGCGGAATTAATTTCTGGGATTTCTGAATAATAGCCCATGTTTTGGGCAGCTTCTGCAAAATACCAATATGTCTCTTCTCCTGCACTAGTTACGTCTAGGGCTTTACTGTCCACTATGAAGTCAGAAACATCTATGTCCGTCGTGGTTGCTCGTGATAAATTAAGGTCTGCCATTAGTTAGATTTGTTAAAAGGTACTGATACTTTTAGTTGTGAGCTTAAAGTCCCGCTAGGTACCGATATGCTTTGGGGGTCGTGCCATATCAACATACTATCACCAGCACCTGACGTTCTTGCTACTGCGTCCAAAGTTAATCTTAAAAAATATCCTGCCTTTACGCTTACTTTAGAAATATCAAAAGATATAACTGATGCTGTATAATCTCCTACTCCAGAAGCGTCGTGAGATAAACCTTCTCCTATTCCAGTTCCTAAAAGGGTTTCTGTTGCGTCTGGGCTTACCATGTATAAATTAAAAACCCAGTGTCCCGAGGCTGCCCCTGAGTAATTGTCAGATAAAGCCATAGTATATTCTATGTAAACTTTTCCCTCTGCTATTCTTGTCTGTGGTAAAGTTCCAGTATCAAAGTCCGCAGATTGTGCATTTTTTAAAGATGTATAAGCACTAGACGTTTTCCTAACTGCTGTACTCATTACTTTAGGTTCTGTTGATAGTGTCTTATAAGTCATAGGGTAGAAGTCCGCATAGCCTTGGTTTTCTAGGATTTCTATAAAACTATAACTCGCTAGGATTGGGCTTGCAGTTGTGAAGGGCTGGGGCATTACCATTCTATATCAGTCTCCTTAATTCTTTTGATTGTCTCTTTGTAAAAGGTGTCTAGTACGTTGAGTTTGCTTTGGGTTGTTGATAATTGCCAGTTGTCTTGGTCTTGGTTTATTAAAAGCATTACTGCCTTAGCTGACGATGCCATTGCTAAGGATTGTTTAAGCTGTGCGTCTATGCTTGCGTAGTTTGTAACGAAGTCGCTTGATGTTTCTAGAAATATCAAGGATTCTGCCATAAGTATTGCGTAATTAGTATTAGCCTCTAGGATTTGGTTTGTTCCTGCGTTCTCTCCGAGCATAAATATGACTTGGGCGGTTGTTGCTAAAGTTCCTGCATCTACCATTATTTAGATAACCTCAATTTCTGTATTTCATTAGCTAAATCGTTAATTGCTGTTATAAGTAAAAAGTCTTTGTCTTCAAGAATGAATTCGATTGGTTGATCTATGCCTTTCTCGTCTTTTGTTGAAACTGATGTGGGTTTAATAATTTCTTTCATACTTTTATCGAGTATATCGTTGGATTTAAATCTTTGTATTTTATGGCTATGGCGGCTCTAGTCAGTCCTTCTGCAATATGGTCTCCCCCTGCCCCCTTCTTCCCAAAATATCTCATGATTGGCTTTCCGTTTGTGTCTTCAATATACTCGTACTGTATCCCGTTAAGAGAATGGAAGACGTTCTCGTCGTCCAACAATAACAACTCACCGTTTTGTATGAGCCTGATAAGGTTTTGGTAAAGCCAGTTCTTCATTATCTTAGTCTTCCTTCCTTGCCTGTCTTCGATTAGTGTTGAGTTGAGTATAGGTATAGTCTTATTCTTTGTGTCATCATCGTCTAACAACATATCACAAACTCCAATACCTATGCCACCCTCACCATCAACAAATATCTTTTGGAAATCATGGTTTCTATCCATTTGATGAACAAACCTGAAAGTTTCTGGTATAGATTGTTTGGTTGTGATCTGGTTGTCTCTGTGGAATAGCTTACCTTCAAGTTCTTCTATCACCTCATAAGTCCCTTCATCTTTTCCGTACCTAGCTACATCCACACCCAAAAAATAGTTCTTGTCTTCTTCTACTCCTTTAGGTTGTAATTGCATAGCTTTTCTTAGGTCTTTCTCATCGAAGGCTTTCATGATGTCCTCCATGAACAAACCTAGGTATTCTTGTCCATATTCCAGTTTACTCATGTCCCTCTTATCTGCTGCGATTATTTTCTTCCTTATTTCTCGCTCTTCTTCTGTCCACCCTTCTCTCTCATTGATTACCTTCTCTGTTGTTGTGTAGAAAACCTTAAACCTAGCATCCTCATCTTTGAGGTTAAAAGACTCATTGAACCGCTCCCAGAAGTATCCTTGCTTTCCAAAGGGAGTAGAACCCATCCAAACCTCTCCGGCAGTCATTAAGATAATCGGAAGGGTCGCAATCCAAAATAATTTGCCCATACGAGCCGCCTCATCAACGATAAGGATGTCAGCCTCAAATCCCCTACCTGAATCTCCAGTGTCACCAGCGGGTCTTACTTTCATAACTGAGCCATTCTTTAGTGTTAAGGTCTTTTTGTTGGTCTCAGTCTGCTTTTTTACCATAGTTTTGGGGGCTGTATCTAGTAAATAGTTCTTAGCCATCACCATAATCAACATAGCTTGCTCTTCGGTCAATGAAAACATCAAAATCCTCGTTCCTTTGTCTTTTAGCATCTTATCCACTGCTTTTCGAGCCATAATGTAGGTTTTTCCTACTCTTCGCCCTGTGCAAAGTAATAAGTCGCCATCGTGAGCCCAAACATCCTTCTGCCATGGGTCAAGCCGTATTTTCATCGCATTTCCCCTTTAAGTATTCCAGTTGTCTAGGTCTATTCTTACCTAACCAGATAATAAAAGCGAGGGGGTTGTTGTGAGCAGAAATCTCCCTAGAGAATCGATGGTGTTTGGCGCAAAGGGTTATGCCGTTAGAAACATCAAACTTCGTATCGTGAAGCTCTCTGGGGAGAATGTGATGTGAGCTAAGTCGTTCTGTGGATCCGCAGATAACACAAGCGAATTCGTCACGTTTCTTCACAGCTAAAGCCCAAGCCTTATCGGCAGCAGTAAATTTAATCTTCCCCTTTGGCATAAAATTATTCGGTTTAAGTAGTTTAAGTAATTTTCCATAGGAAATCTCGTTCCATAGGAAATCATAACCTTCATTTCTCATAGAGAAGTGGAATACGTGTGTATAGAGCGTGTACATGCAATATTCTCCATAGGAAACGTAGGTAGGTATTCCTATTTCCTGTGG